TCACGCATCCACTCCACGCGGGCGCGCTCCAGCTGCACCCTGCGTGCCGGCGGGAAGTCGCGAAGCCATTCCTCGAACGGCACGGCATCCACCCGCATGCGGCGGTAGATGGCGGAGTTGAAGCGCTTGCTGAATAGCGCGAACCGCTCCAATGCCGCTGGATCCGGGGAAGGCGTCTCCATGCAGTGGCGGCCTTCCAAACACCACTGCTCCACCCCCGCGTTCCACGCGTACGAGACCGGCACGCCCAACTCGCACGGGCTGATGATCGGACCCACCACCATGAGGGGCTTGGGCATCATGAGCAGCGGTGCGAAGGGACGCGGACTGCGCACCCACGCGCCCTCCTTCAAGGTGGGGTTGGCCGGTGCTGTCATGCCCTCGTGCGCCTGGCCCCAAACGTGGTTGCCGAATGCCAGGGTTGCGTAACCGCCTAGCCCCACCTGGATCACCGCCCGGTACCGATCGCCCACCGCCGACACCAGCGAACCGCCCCACACGGCTTTGCGGACCTCAAGCGGCAGTGCCATGAACGCGTGCGCAGCCACCGCCAGATTCCACACGCTGTGGCCGCAAACGCGCTCGATGAAGCTCCGCCTAGCCAGTGCAACGTGCATGCACCAAGGCATGAGGACGCCGATGTAGTCGTCGGTCTTGAGGATGCACAGCTTGAGCAGCAGTTCCACGGTGGCGAAGGCGACGTGTGCGTACTCCTTATGCGTCCCCGTCTGGATGCACACCCGCCCCATGCGGCCCTTGAACACCTCCTCGATCAGCACGTCGCGGATCACCGTCATCACGGCAACCGGGCCCAACATGCTGACGAGCGCAGGCAACATGGCCACGGCGAACCAGGGCAGGCGCGTGGCGAGGCTGCAACTGGCCACAATGCCCGGCAAGTTGCGCACTATGTTGTAGGTGATCACGTACGACGGGCCAGCCAACAGCTTGGCGTACTCCTCGCGCAGCAGCTCATCCGTGATCGTGATGCTGCCGCTCGCCACGCTGGCGACGATTGGGTGGGCTCTGGTGAAAAGCAGGCCCAGCGAACCGAATAAGGTGCGCAGCGCAGCCGCGACGCCGGAGTCGTAGTCCGGCGACAGACGAAACGCCATCACGGCACGCTCGCTACGGTCGCGCAGCTCCACCCAGAAGTCGTGGCCGCGGGTCACAATCGCGGCGTTCCCGACGCGCTCACGCATATCGGGTGCCGCTTGCGCAACACGCTCCCGGATCGCCTCGACGGTGTCGTTGAGACGCTCCCGCCACCCAATCGCACCCGAATCCTCCGGCGGGCGGATTGCCACGCGCAGCACGCCGACTGCGCGCTGTATGTTCGACTGCGCCCAGTCGAACGCGGCGCGCTGTCGCCGCTGCAGCTCCTCGCTGGTGAAACCCAGCCACCCGCTCGTCGTGGCGGTGCCGAGGAGTAAGCGTG